TTTATATAAGCCCTCATTTATTAATTTAAATGGGGGTTTTGATATTTATATAAAAATAGTTTTATGACTTTAACAAAAGAACAGTTATTAATGGAGTATGTAAAATGTATGAGGGACACACCTTATGCGTTAAGAACATACTTACAAACCTACGATAACACAGTATCAAAATATGTCCCATTAGAATTATTCCCTGACCAAATTTCTTTGTTAGAGGATTATGAGAACTATAATGAAAATATCGCATTAAAATACCGTCAGGCGGGGGTTACAACAGTAACCGCAGGATGGGCATCAAAAAAATTAGTTTTTGCTAAAAAAGAAAGACCTGAGAAAATTCTAATTATTGCAAATAAGTTGGATACCTCACTTGAGATGGCAAATAAAATTAAAGCATTTGTTAACCAATGGCCATCATGGACTAATGCTGGGTTCTCAGTTGATAAAAATTCTCAAAAACATTATAAACTAACTAACGGATGTGAAGTTAAAGCGGTGGCAACCTCAAAGGATGCTTTACGTGGTTTTACACCAACAATATTAATATTTGATGAGGCGGCCTTTATTGAGGCCGACAGTGATTTTTGGTCCGCTTGTATGGCGTCTTTATCTACAGGGGGTAAAGTAATTGTTGTTTCAACACCGAATGGTTATGACGCAATCTATTACGAAATATATGACCAAGCATTAAGAAATATGAACGATTTTAAAATCACTGAAATGTTTTGGTATAGAGACCCAAGATATACTAAAGATTTATATCTTGTTAAGACAGATAATGTTATTCATTATTTATTAAACAAAGAAGAATACGATAAAGATAATATTATAAGTTGGGGAGATGTTTTATTTGAGGATAGAGATTATACAAAACTTAGAGAAATTATGGACGATGGTTATAAACCTTGTTCTTCTTGGTTTGAGGGGATGGTTAAAAAACTTAAATACGATAAAAGAAAAGTGTCACAAGAGTTGGAGTGTAATTTTTTGGGGTCAGGTGATAACGTATTTGATTCGGTATTATTAGAAAAGATTCGTGAAAATATGATAACTGAACCCCAAACAAAAATGATGGGAAATGCTTTATGGATATGGAAAGAACCTGTTATTGGTCACAAGTATGTTATGGGTGTCGATGTCAGTCGCGGGGACAGTGAGGATTTTAGTTCATTCCAAATAATTGATTTTGATACAAGAGAACAAGTTGCAGAATATGTCGGTAAATTACCTCCTGACACTATGGCCGAGATTTCTTACAAGTGGGCTAATATGTATTCTTGTTTTGTTGTGATAGATATTACAGGTGGAATGGGAGTTTCAACCGCAAGAAAAATGCAGGAAATGGGTTACAAGAATCTTTATGTTGACGGTGTTGATAGTGCAAACAAATGGAAATACGACCCTAAAGCGTTAGAAAAAATTCCTGGAATAAATTTTAATAATAAGAGAGTTCAAATCATTGCATCTTTTGAAGAGGTTATGAGACACGATTTTAAAATATATAGTGCAAGACTCTATAATGAGATGAATACGTTTATTTACATGAATGGTAGACCTGACCATCAAAAGGGTCACCATGATGATTTAATCATGTCTGTTGCTATGGCGACATATGTTGCCGAATCATCTTTTAGTAATTTAACTAAAGTAACCGAACATACTAAAGCAATGTTAGACTCTTGGTCGGTTAATAATAACCAATCGGCTAGTAAACAAATTGAATTCAATCCTGTAATACCTTATGGAGGAGACAGAATTAACCAATTCCCAAACACTAATGTTGGTCGTGAGGAATATGCAAAATACGGTTGGTTATTTGGTGGTCGTTAATATTTATAATTATGGGTAGGAATTTAAGAAAAAAATCAAGTAATTTATTTGCGGGTAGTAAGTTGAATGTTCCAGGACAAGGGATATACACTGTTAAGGCGTTTACGGGGAATAAATTACAGGTTGATGAACAAAAAAACAGAGTCCCAAGGCCGTCACAAACACCTTCCAATACCCCACCAATTATCACACCAAGTATTACACCATCTGTTACCCCAACTAATACTGTTACCCCAACAATTACCCCAACTAATACTGTTACCCCAACAATTACTCCAACTAATACTGTTACCCCAACAATTACTCCAACAATTACCCCAACAAATACGGTAACGCCAACAATTACACCAACACATACAACAACTCCAACCCCAACTCACACTATGACACCAACCCCAACCCCAACTCACACTATGACACCAACTCCAACTCAAACATTACCAATACCTAAAACTAGTTATTTTGAGGATTGTTGTGCATCAAGAAACAATCAATTATTTTTATTAGAAAACATTCCACCAATTCAAGTAATTAACGTAGGAACTGTTTATTATATTAACACAATTGGGTTTAGTGGTTGTGCGACTTGTATTTCATTTTCAGGTGTAGGGTTTACTCGGTATACGTATACATCGCCATTGACGGCTCAAACAGACTGTTTAACTTGTGTTGACATATGTCCAACACCAACTCCAACCCCAACTCCAACAATTACTCCGACAAATACGGTAACACCTACTAATACTGTCACCCCAACAATAACGCCCACTAATACGGTAACACCTACTAATACTGTCACCCCAACAATAACGCCCACTAATACTGTCACCCCAACTAATACTGTCACCCCAACCCCAACAATAACACCTACTAATACTGTCACCCCAACCCCAACAATAACCCCTACTAATACTGTCACCCCAACAAATACGGTGACCCCTACTAATACTGTCACCCCAACCCCAACAATAACACCTACTCAAACCACTCCATTATATGACCCTGACGCACAATTATATTTTAACCAATTAATAGGAACTATAAGTAATGGATGGAAAACAGCGGTAAACACGTTAGTATTACAATTAAAGTCAGATGGGAATTGGTCAGGATTGGATAGAATGTTTATACATGCTACCGAAAACCAACAAAACGCCACAATTTCATTAACAAATCCTACATCAACACCCGCGACCGAAGTTAACTCACCAAGTTGGGTTATTAACAGAGGTTATACTTCGAATGGAACAAATAGTTATATCAACACCCATTATAATCCATCAGTAGATGCGGTAAATTATAACCAATTTACTAATTCTGTAGGTGTATACGTTACAACAAATCTTAACGTACCTAACGGTACTGATTTAGGTATTTATAATGGAAGTAGTGGTTACGCAATTTACGCAAAAGATGGCGGATATTCGTACTATTTCCTAAGTTCCCCTAGTTACGTTTATTTTGCAAATCTTGACTCAAGAGGAATGTATTCAAATAAACTATCATTTAATTCAGGGATTACATCAAATAGATATCAATATAAAAACGGTGTTCAAATAGGTATAGGAAGTGTTAATCCTGTTTTAATAAATCTACCTTTTTATGTTTGTGCAATGAACTATAATAACACACCAAATTTCTTTTCAATAAGACAAATTGCAATGAATTTTTATGGTGGAAACATTAATAACGTAACTTTTTATACCGCATTTCAAACATTCGCAACAACTGTTGGATTTAACGTATAAGGTAAAAAAATCAAACGCTTTAATTACTTTAAACCTTTTGTATATTTATTGTAGAAAGAATTAAAATACTCACATGGAAAATAACGACAATGGAAATTTAACGGTATGGCAGAGGTTATCCCACGCATTTGGGCCTAACGCCTTGTTAAACCAAGATTACCCAACATATAAGTTCGATAGAAAAGACTTATTAAAGACTACTTCTAAACAAGAATACGATAAAGAGTTATTACAAGCTCAACAAACTTATTACTTATCCAATCAATGGACAAAGATTGAAAGTAACATGTATACCCAATCGGTTTATTATGAACCAACAAGATTGGCGTCGTTTTATGATTACGAAAGTATGGAATATACACCAGAAATTTCCGCAGCGTTAGACATTTATGGTGAAGAATCAACAACGGTTGATGAGAACGGATATATGTTACAAATCTATTCCGAATCAAAAAGAATCAAATCAATACTAGCCGATTTGTTTAATAACGTTATGGATGTTAATACAAACTTACCTATGTGGGTGAGAAATACTTGCAAATATGGCGATAACTTCGTCTACCTAAAATTAGATTCGGATAAAGGTATTGTTGGTTGTATGCAACTTCCAAATATTGAGATAGAACGTTTGGAAAGAGGTATGCCAGCTCAAGCAGCAAAACAAAACATTGATGAACCTATTGAAAACAAAGGTTTAAGATTTAATTGGAAAGCCAAAGCGATGGAATTTAATTCATGGGAGATTGCTCACTTTAGATTATTGGGTGACGATAGAAAACTTCCCTACGGTACTTCAATGTTAGAAAAGGCAAGACGTATTTGGAAACAATTATTGTTATCTGAAGATGCGATGTTAATTTATAGAACATCAAGAGCGCCTGAAAGAAGAGTATTCAAAGTATTTGTTGGTAACATGGACGATAAAGACGTTGAGGCATATGTACAACGTGTCGCAAACAAATTTAAAAGAGACCAAGTTGTTGATAAAAATACAGGAAATGTTGATTTACGATTCAACCAAATGGCGGTTGACCAAGATTACTTTATTCCTGTAAGAGATGCCGCGGCACCAAACCCAATCGATACTTTACCAGGAGCTCAGAACTTATCGGAAATTGCCGATATTGAGTATATCCAAAAGAAATTATTAACCGCGTTACGTGTTCCTAAAGCATTTTTAGGATTTGAGGAAATTGTTGGTGAAGGTAAAAACTTATCGTTAATGGATATTCGTTTTGCAAGAACTATTAATAGAATACAAAAATGTATGATTGCTGAAATGAATAAAATCGCAATCATTCACTTATTCCTATTAGGGTTTGAGGACGAGTTATCAAACTTTACATTAGGTTTAACTAACCCATCATCTCAAGCAGATTTATTAAAAGTTGATTTGTGGAAAGAAAAGATTTTACTTTACAAAGATGCGGTGACCGCTATCGAAGGTATTGCACCTGTGTCAGTATCATGGGCCAAAAAACATGTATTAGGATTCTCTGATGAAGAAATTAAACTTGATTTACAACAACAACGTATTGAGAAAGCGGTTGGTGCCGAGTTAACAAACACCGCAACAATCATCACTCATTCAGGTATCTTTGACAATGTTGATAAATTATATGGTAACAAATCAGGCTCAACTGCAAACGCGGGAGGAGCTCCACCACCACCTCCTGGAGGTGACGAAGGAGGAGGGTCAATGCCACCGCCACCACCACCACCCTCAGGACCTGAACCAGGTGGAGACGCGGGAGTAACTCCTGAATCATTTAAAAGAGATAACTTAAAAATTCTGTTAGAATCAAACTCATTAACGGACGAAGACTCGTATATTGATTTATCCAAAGGAAAAAATTCTTTAGGAGAAATGGAGGCTCAACTGAGTAAACTTCTAAAAGATTGATATTTAT